AAAGAAGAAGATGAGCCTGAAGAGGATAATGCAGAAGACGAAGATGAGGATGAAGAGGAAGATGAGGACGAAGAAGACGAGGATGATGATGAGGAACTTGAAGAAGGTGTAATGGACACTCTCAGAAAAATCGTCAAAGACAAGCAGATGCAAAAAGTTAAATTCAAAAATGGTAAATCCATGCGTATTGATTTGACAACTGCAAGTGCTATCGTTCAGGCTTTCGATAAAAGAATTAAGAATGCATCGACAAAACAAAAGTTTGCTGATGCTATAGAGAAAGACCCAGATTCATTCATGAAGATGATGGATGTAGCATTAGGAGGAAAGTAATGGCTATTAAAGTTCTAGCAAACACAGTTGCTTTTACAACTTCTGCAAATAATGTATATAATGCTACTGCCGTTCGTATTACCAACAATGGCACTGCTAGAACAGTGGTTATTGCTAATGTTGCTGACCCTAATGACACAAACCAACATGGTAACTATCCAGGCGGTCAAGTATCTATTCGTCTGAATGCTAACGAGGTTGTAACTATTCGTAAGCGTCCACAAGATACAATCACTGCAAATAGTGGTGTATTCGGAACTAAAGTAGCGGAGGTTTCAACATGAGCATGAAACTAATTTGCGAAGTCAACGAAGATATTAACTATATCACAGAAGCAAAAGACGAGAGTGGTAAGAAATCTTACTTCATCGAAGGTGTCTTTATGCAAGGTGATATTAAGAATCGTAACGGTCGTGTATATCCAGCAGAAACTCTTGCAAAAGAGGTTGCTAGATATAACAAAGAATATGTAGAAAAGAAAAGAGCATATGGTGAACTAGGTCATCCTCAAGGGCCAACAATCAACCTTGAGAGAGTTTCACACATGATTACTGAACTAAAACAAGATGGTTCAAACTTCATGGGTAAAGCAAAGATTATGACAGAAACACCGTATGGAGCAATTGTCAAGTCCTTGATGGACGAAGGCGCACAACTTGGAGTATCAAGTCGTGGTATGGGTAGTCTCAAGGCTGGAAGGGCTGGCGCACAAGAAGTGCAAAAGGATTTCTATCTTGCTACTGCCGCTGACATTGTTGCAGACCCATCTGCACCAGATGCATTTGTAAATGGTATCATGGAAAGCAAAGAATGGGTTTGGGATAATGGAGTAATCAGAGAAGCCACTGTCGCTGATTATGAAACACAAATCAAAAAGGCTTCCAAGTCTGATTTAGAGAGCGTGAAACTCAAAGTTTTTGAGAATTTCCTCTCAAGATTGTAATATTATAAATATACTGTAAATGAGTAATTATCTGATAAAGGAGACTCACAATGTCCGATAAAGAACTAGAGATGCAAGAGGATGATGCTATCCTTGAAGCACAAGAAGTTGTTGTCGAGGACGCTACTGAAGAGGAACTTGAGGAAGCCCGTAAATCTACTAAAGAAATGGCTGATGACTCAGGTGATGAAGAAGAAGCACCTACGACAGAAAAGAAAATGCCTAAAACTAAAATCGGCATGATTAACGCTATGGTTGACGCCATGAAAGCGGAAAAGAAAGATACCCTCATGGCAGCCTACGGTAAAATGATGGCCGCTATGCATCCAGGCGATGATGAGGAAGAAGAAGCACCTGCCGCTGAATCAAAGAAGATGCGGAGAGAGAGCAAGAAAGTTACTAAGGAAGATGTTGATGTATCTGCTGATGTACAGGCTCTATTCGGTGACGAAGAACTTTCTGAAGAGTTCAAAGATAAAGCAACAACCATCTTTGAAGCCGCTGTTCTTTCAAAAGTCAACGAAGTTCTAGAAACTGCTGATGTTGACCTTGCTTCCGACCTTGAAGCGGAAAAAGAAACAATGGTTGAAGACCTAACCACTAAATTAGATGACTACCTTGAGTATGTCGCTGAAGAGTGGATGAAGGAAAACGAACTTGCTATCGAAAAAGGTATTCGTGCAGAAATCGTTGAGAACTTCATGCATGGTCTACGCAACTTGTTTGCTGAAAACTACATCGACATTCCAGAAGAGAAAGTCGACCTTGTAGACGAACTTGCTGGTAAAGTTGAAGAACTTGAAGCGTCCGTCAATGAGGAAGTTGAGCGTAACATCGAAATCAAAAAAGAACTTGTCGAGATGAAGAAAGACAAAGCACTCTCTATCGTGTGCGAAGGTCTAACCGATTCACAAGTTGAAAAGATGAAGTCACTAGCAGAAGGTGTGGACTTTGATGAAGACACCTACGCTGATAAACTAGCGACAATCAAAGAAAACTACTTCCCTGCCGAAGAAGTTATTGAAAGTGATGCAACTGATGAGGAGCCTCTAGAAATCGAAGAAGAGGCGACACAAGTGACAGGCTCGATGGCTGCTTACACACAAGCCATTTCAAGAAGCATCAAAAAGTAATAATTTATAAATATTGTAATAAAAGGCTGATAGTTTACTAAAGGAGAAACTAAAATGTATCAATCTGATGAACTTCAAAAGAAGTGGCAGCCAGTTCTTGAACACGCAGACCTTGAGCCAATCAAGGACTCGCACAAGAGAGCCGTTACTGCTACACTTCTCGAAAACCAAGAGCGTTCTGCCCGTGAGCAGGCTCAAGGTTCTGGTGGTTACAACGCTCCAACACTTCTTGGGGAAGCCGCACCTGTAAACGCAATGGGCGCATCTTCTTCAACTGCAAGTGCTGGTTCTGTAGACATCTACGACCCTGTTCTTATCTCACTCGTAAGACGCTCAATGCCGAATCTTATCGCTTATGATATTGCTGGTGTCCAGCCAATGACTGGTCCAACTGGTCTTATCTTTGCGATGCGTTCACGCTACTCAACACAGTCTGGCACAGAAGCAATGTTCAATGAAGCGAACACTTCATTCTCATCTCTTGCCGCTGGTAACACTGCTCACCAGTTTGGTGTCGCTAACGGTGCTTTGGGTACGACCCAATCCGGTACTGACCCTGCTGACCGTGCCTCTGGTTCTGGTTACACAGTCCACACTGGTATGTCAACTGCACTTGCTGAAGCACTTGGTGACTCAAGCACTAACAAGTTTAACGAAATGGCTTTCTCAATTGAGAAGGTTGCCGTTACTGCTGTTAGCCGTGCGTTGAAAGCAGAATACACAATGGAACTTGCTCAAGACCTTAAAGCAATCCACGGTCTTGACGCTGAAACTGAATTGTCAAACATCCTATCTGCTGAAATCCTTGCTGAAATCAACAGAGAAGTTGTTCGTACAATCAACTACTCAGCCGTTCCTGGCGCAACTAAGAACACCACAACCTCTGGTACTTTCGATTTGGACACCGACTCAAACGGTCGTTGGTCAGTTGAAAAGTTCAAAGGTTTGATGTTCCAAATCGAGCGTGATGCCAACGAAATTGCTAAAGCAACTCGTAGAGGTAAAGGTAATGTCATGATTTGTTCTTCTGATGTCGCTTCTGCACTTCAGATGGCTGGTGTTCTTGATTACACTCCAGCATTGAGCAACAACCTACAGGTTGACGACACAGGTAACACTTTCGCTGGTGTCCTTAACGGTCGTATTCGTGTCTACATTGACCCATACTTTGCAGACGCAACTAATAACTACTACACTCTTGGCTACAAAGGTTCTAGCGCATTTGACGCTGGCCTCTTCTACTGCCCATATGTTCCACTACAGATGGTTCGTGCAGTTGGTGAGAACACCTTCCAGCCGAAGATTGGCTTCAAAACTCGTTACGGTATTGTTGCTAATCCATTCGCCACTAACGATGGTAACGGTATTGCCGCTCGCCTCGGTTCTGGTGATGGTAACATCTACTACCGTCTTGTTAAGGTTACTAACCTTATGTAAGAAGAGTTGGGTCAACCAACCGAAAACTAGAGGGGGCGCAATGCTCCCTCTTTTTTTGCTTATAAATAGATATACGAACAACTAGGAAGTATATCAATGGCTCTACAAGGCACACAACCAGATAACATGAGTTTCCTATCACCGACTGGATTTAGATTTCAAATCCAGAAGATTCCTCATGTGAACTATTTCTGCACATCTGCTAATATTCCAGATATCTCTATGGGTCAGTTGGAAGCAGACAATACATTCATTCGTCTACCAATTCCAGGCGATAAGTTGACATTCGGACAATTACAATTGACATTTCAAGTCGATGAAGATATGAGAAACTTTCGTGAAATCTATGACTGGTTAAATGCACTTGGATATCCAGATAACTTTCAGCAAAGAGCAAGTATTCAAAGAACACTGCAACAGAACTCCACTGGAACAAACAGACAGTATTCTGATGCAAGCATGATTATTACCACTGCACAATACAAACCAAATATCGACATCAAATTCATTGATGCTTATCCTATCTCCCTTAGTGGACTAGAGTTCAATACCACAGGAACAGATATCGAATATCTTCAAGGTCAAGTCACATTCGCATATAGAAAATATGAGTTGACAACTATCACATAAGGTGCTATAATGTTCAGTAAAATGTGCAAAGAGCATATGGACTATGAGGGTCTAACTCGCTGGCAACATTTCAAGAGAGCAATGGGATTTGCTTGGATGACTTGGGGTATTTGCTGGAGAGTTGTGATACACGCATTTATTCCATGTCTCTATACGAGATATGCTACAAATAAGATAAAGGATATTGCAGAGAAACTATGAATTATGAATATATGAAAGAGCAGATGCGTAAGTATGCAAATTATCCAAAATATTGTGAGTATCTGTTCACCACTTGGAAGTATATAATGGAGCAAAAGAAAATTAATGAAGACAAGTGAAATTACTGAAATGTGGGATAAGGATAGCAAGATTGATGAAACAGAACTTGCTACAGAATCTACCAAAATACCTTCAGTGCATAATAAATATCTAAAGATATTCATGGAAGAGCGACTACGCTTGATTCAGTTAAAGACTGAATTGAAAAAGAAGCGCAGAGTTTTATTTGAATATTATCTTGGTGAGTTAGACCAAAGCGAACTAGAAGCGGTTGGTCGTGAACAGTTTTACAAAAAACTATTGAAGAATGAAGTCGATATGTATATTGATAGTGATGATATGTTGATTGAAATAAGTCACAAGATTGCTCTACAACAGGAAAAGGTTGACTATCTAGAATCAATCCTAAAGAGCATCAATAACAGAGGATTTCAAATCAAAAATGCAATCGACTGGAACAGATTTATCACAGGCTAATCTATCTATAGAAGATAAGACACAACTTATCAAATTTAGAATAGCAAAGTTTAGGACTGAACACGCTTGGTTATGGGAATCAGAGAAACAATCACAATCGAAAGAGTCAACGAAGTCTACATCAAACTTGGATGCGATAAGGGAACGGCTCAAGAAATAAGCGATTACTTTACCTTTGAGGTGCCTGGCGCTAAGTTCATGCCAGCGTATCGCAATAAGTATTGGGATGGTAAGATTCGTTTGTTCAATGTGAACACTCGACAAATCTATGCTGGTCTTTACAAACACATAGAACAGTTCTGTGAAGAAAGAGATTATGCGCTAGAGGGTATAAATGAACTTTATGCGCTAGACAGTATATCTACAATTGAAGCAGAACAGTTCTTTGCTAATCTTCCTGTTACACCTAGAGACTATCAGATTGGAGCGTTTGTACACGCAATTCGCACCAATCGTGCAGTTGTACTCTCGCCTACGGCGAGTGGTAAATCTCTAATCATCTATATGCTTTGTGACTATCTAAAGGGTAGGAAACTAATCATTGTACCTACTACATCATTGGTATATCAGATGAATAGTGATTTCTTAGAGTATTCTGAGAATCAACAGATTCATTCTACACACTTAATCATGTCAGGTCAAGACAAAAATGCAGATGCAGACATTTTTATTTCGACATGGCAATCCATCTATAAGATGCCTAAGAAGTGGTTTGAACAATTTGATGTAATCATAGGTGATGAAGCACACCTCTTCAAAGCACAATCCCTCACAAGCATTATGACAAAACTAGAGCAGTGTAAGTATCGCTTTGGTTTCACTGGAACACTAGACGGCACACAGACACATCGTCTTGTGCTGGAAGGACTGTTTGGCCCTGTTATGAAGGTTATCACAACTAAGGAACTGATGGATAATGACACTGTAGCAAGTCTACGAATCAAGGGTTTGGTTCTAAAATATGATGACGCTACAAGAAAAATGATGGCTAAAGCAAATTATGTCGAGGAGATAAATTTTCTAATATCATGTGAAGCGAGGAACAACTTCATTAAGAACCTTGCTCTATCTCAGGATGGGAATACACTGCTTCTATATCAGTTTGTTGAGAAGCATGGACAAGTGTTGTATGACTTAATAAATAGTAGTGTGACTGACAGAAAAGTCTTTTTTGTACATGGAAAGGTAAGTGCTGATGAAAGAGAACTTGTTAGAGAAATTACAGAGAAAGAGTCCAATGCGATTATCATCGCTTCTTACGGAACTTTCTCTACGGGCATCAATATACGAAACTTGCATAATATTATCTTTGCTTCTCCTTCCAAGTCTCGCATACGAAACCTACAGTCTATTGGTAGGGGATTGAGAAAAGGTGACAATAAAGAAACTGCTACACTCTACGATATAGCAGACGATTTATCATACAAATCTTGGCATAACTACACTCTGAAACATTTTGCTGTTCGTGTAAAAATGTACAACGAAGAAGAGTTTGATTACAAGATTTACAACATTAGGATTAAGAATGCAGAGCCTCATCAAACTTCTGAACGGAGAAACAATAGTTTGTTCAGTGATTAACGAAAGTGAAACACACATAACTATTGAAGACCCATTGAAATTAGAGATAGTCAATCATGCTGGCGTGCCTTCTATGATGACTACCTACTGGATTCCTTTGCCTGATGAGAAATTAGTTGTTGACATTCGACAGAATCATGTTATAATGGTAAGCGATATAACCGAAGATATGCAAGAATTTTACATGAAGGCTCTCAGACACGCAAGGGGTCTTGATAGAGATGATGACGAAGAAAAGATTAACAGGAGAAGAAGGATTTCAGCACTTGCTGGACTAACCAGTAATACAGTATTTCATTAAGGATTGATTATGGCAAAAAAGAAGCAAAAGCACAACTATGTAGATAACAAGAAGTTTCTACAGGCAATGATTGAATATAGAGATTCTGTCATACTTGCAGAAGAGCAAGGTTCAGATAGACCCAGAGTACCATTCTATATTGGTGATTGTATCATGAAGATTGCAACTCACCTTTCATACAAACCAAACTTTGTAAACTACAGTTTTAGAGAAGAGATGATTTCTGACGGTATTGAGAACTGTCTGCAATACATCGACAACTTCAATCCAGAGAAATCCAAAAATCCTTTTGCTTATTTTACACAAATTATTTACTATGCATTTCTAAGACGCATTCAGAAAGAAAAGAGATATCTCTATACCAAATACAAAGCAACAGAGAACGCTAACATCTTTGGTGAAACTTCTGATGTGCAAGAACAAGACATTATGAATCACTATGAGGATGGTGTAAAGCATAGTGAATGGTCGCAAGAATATATGAGTGACTTCATCACTAACTTTGAAGAAAACAAAAGACGCAAGCGCAAAACTAATCGTGCTGGACTTGACAAGTTTATTGCAGAGGATACAGAATGAAAATCGCACTGATTACAGATACACATTGGGGAGTAAGAAACGATGCTCATCATTTTCTTGACTACATGGCTAAGTTTTATGATAATATTTTCTTTCCCTATTTGGAAGACAACAGGATTGACACAATCATCCATTTGGGAGATATCGTGGATAGGCGCAAGTATATCAATTTTGTTACTCTCCGTCATCTCAAAGATACTTTCCTAAA